CTTTTGCAGTCATGGATGCGTTTCCACTCATATCTTTATAAGTTGCATCGTCAACCCACACATCGTTACTGTGTCCTAACCCTTTAATGTTTGCACCAAATGATGCAGTTAATCCATCGATTGTCGCTCCACTGTAAGTAGTGTGAAAGACTATACCAAAATTTGCTGTTGAAATTTGTTTTCCTAATGCAGAATTAACATCGACTGCATAAAAAATAGTGTTCGGTTGGAAAGTGATACAGTTTATACCATCTATCTTTTTTGTTTTCTTATCACCCTTGGTGAACATTAAGTCCCCTTGAAGGATACTTTTAAAAGATAGTTTTGAAAGATACTTGAATGCTTCTAAGAATTTAGTTTCAAGATCACCACTTAACTCTGTTGCATCTTTGATTTCTTGTTCGGATGTATAGAACTTGGGTTCTTTATTGAATAGGGATTTCTTTGCTACAAAGAATTGATTTGTTTCGGGATGTTTGCCAACGAAAAGAGCTGGAGCTCCATCCCATTTAACCGTCATGTTAACTTTATCGTTGGTGTTACCCTTCAACATGTCTCTGAGACCTTGTAGAAAGAATATAGACCCACGACCACCGTCAATTCCTTGATTGATGATTTCGTCTTCTAGATGTTCTAAATGTAGATTTTTCGCTGCCATAATAGTAGATTATACACTCTTTTAGTGTGCCTGTCTACTATTTATGATTATAAAGGTTTGTGTTCTGCAACTGGATCAGAGGTGCCTGCCTCTTTTGCTTCCAGTAAAACCTTTTTATCACTACATGCAGTTAACTCTGTTGCTACTCTTGCTTGATGTGTAGTAAACGTAGATAATCTACTAGCTATATGTGCATCAACTTCTGCCTGCGTTGCATCCCAAGAAACATAACTTTCTACCTCTTCATCCCTTGCAGCTGCGAAACTTGCGTCATTCCTATTAGTAGAATCCGTAAGTGCTGTAGATAATTCTTCTTTAGTTGTTCCAGCTGGTAAGTTTGTGAAAAAGGTGACTAATCCATCAAGTTTAGTTTTAGTAGATTGTATTGCAGTTATTTGTGCAGTTATATTAGTGATTTCTGTTGCCCATGCTCCCATTGTATTACTCTCCTAATTATGTGGTAATAGTCTTATTTATGTTTTTGACAATGGTCGAGAGTGAAGATCAGTATCTAATTTGTCCATTTTTTTGGATATTTTTTTGATTTGGTCTTGATCTTCTTTTAATTTTGCTTTGCGCAATTTCCTTTTGAGCTCAACTTTGTGAGTTATTATGTCGATAACCTCTTGGCCTTTTAAGTTTTTACCCATCACAATACCATATTCTACATATTATTTAGGCACAAAGTATATGCGGAATAACCACTTTCTTGTTCCCCAGTAGTCAAATTCTGACATATCTCTGTCTGACCATTGTAAGTATAAACCCAGTTGGCCGATCTATATTGAACAACATCATTTGTCATATGATAATAATTTACAAAATTATCTCTATCTGAAATATCAGTGTTCAGTGCTATAAAGGAAGTGTGCATATCTGTTAATTGATAGGCATCTCTATTGTTCATAACATCATTAAAATTAAATGCACTGTTATCCATGTTGTGTATTCTAAACTCAAAGTCTCGATTGTCACTGACACAAAGGTCTTCTACAAATCTACTATCACCGCGTATCCTATAACCGTGTCTACAACCTACACCATTTGTTGGAACGAAATGGACAAACCCATCTTCAATACCATTGACTGTTTCGGTTGCTATTCTTATTGTATCGTGTTCTAACAATTCGTAAGAGATATAATTCTCTGATATTCTTACTTCTGCATTAGTTTGAATGTTCTCTAAGGTGATCTCTATTGGATTACCGTCTCCATCCAATATCTGACCTGTTTGATTGGCTACTAATCCATTGATATTGTGTAATCGTTTAAAGAAGAATGTATCTCCAACAGATGTTCCTTCTGACTCATTTCTAATATCAAAAGTAATTGTTTCAAATGGTGTATTTGCAAGTATAGTTTCTACTAAGTTATCAGATACCATTGAAATCATGTTTAAATTGTAGTAATCTCCGACTATGTCTTCGATCTTACTTGATGTGGTCAAAAAATCCACGATCTTCTCACCAATTTCTTGTCTTTCGGTATCTTCGGATGCTATGAAATCCTCATAGAAATCTGTTGGATTGATATAATACTGCATTTGTAGATCAAACATGACATCATCTATCTTAGATGAGACCTGTGATCCTATGTTATCTGCACCTGTCTGACATCCATCTTCTGTTGAAATATCATTAGTAAGGGATTCGACTATGTATTGTCCAAAAAGTGTCGTAAAAGGTGTTATATTTGCTCTCTCTGCGGAGTTTTGGTAAGGGAAATACATCATTGTATACGCATTTTCGACTGTCCCTCTAACGCTGTCTGTGGCTCCTACAGGGACTTCTGCAACCCTTGGACGAAGGTTTGCACATGCTAATGTATAATCGTTTATTAAATTGAATTGAGATTCAACAAAATAGTATTCCTCATTTGCTATATCTTCTGTTGCACTAGGTTCACCTTCATCTTGAACAAGATTCCAGTTAAAGTCTATGTAAACATTTGCACCACTGATATACCCATCAATTACCTTTGTTTGTAAAATGTATTGGGATGTTGGTGCAACTGTGGCTGTAAACCCTAGTTGTTGTGATGTGATTGTTGGTGCATCTACTGTTGTAGAACCACCACCACATGCAGTGACTAATATTATACTACTGAGTATAATTAAAGTTTTTATATTTTTCATTTTTACCTCTATCAAAAACTGGTGTCTCATCATCTTCTACTGCGGAATCAATTAGCTCTTCCTGTGCCTCTTGTTCACAATCGTATAATTTCATACGACTTCTATCAATACCAATTACAAATCTTTTGAATATGGTAGGGTCATTGTATCTATTCTTTAATTGTTTAACTACCATTTGGTCTAGTTCTTCCAGTTCATCGGATGTAATCAGTGCAAACATAAAGTCTGCCGTTGCTGGTAATCCAAATGATTCGGAAGTATCTGTTAAACCTATATCTGTTGAGGCAAAACCCGCTCTTGTGGTTTGTGTTGCACTCATAACTGGAACATCATATTCCACTGCAAGACCTCTAAGTTCCTCTGCAATACTCTTAACTAATGTATATGAGTTTGCGCCTGCGCCAGGCCTAATTCTATTTGATGCACAGATATTTAAATAATCAATGAAGATTACATCGGGTCTAAAATCTTTCTTAATCTCTAACTCTTGGAGTAAGTGTCTGAAATGACCAACATGAGCTGCAGCGGTTGGATATTCCTTAACAATTAATTTACCCTTAGTCTTATCTTTAATCTTATCAATCCTTTTAGTATACATTTTCTTAGAAAGATCAGGTATTTCCTTCATCGGAATGTTAAGAATATTTGCGTCTATTCTTTCTGCAATTCTCTCTTCACTCATTTCAAGTGTAATGTAAAGAACATTCTTATTCATCATAAGACTTGCACTTGCCATGTGACACATGAATAGTGATTTACCAACACCTGTTCCTGCTAAACAAATGTTTAATGTTTTATTGGGTAATCCACCTTTGGTGACTTTGTTGAAATATTCTAAATCAAATGGAAGCTTCTCTTCTGCCGTATGATAGAACTCAAATCTTCGTTCTTCATCTTCTAATACATCATGTCCAATATGAGTATCAAAAGACACGGAAAGTGCATCCTTAAGAAGTTCGGGTATTTCACCTGTAGACCTTTTTGATTTCTTGTCAATGACTTCGATACTGTCCATGACTGCAATATAGATTGCTCTATCTTTGCACCATTTCTCAGTTTCATCAATCAACCAATCTTGTGGTGTTTCTTCTTTATTTTTACTAAGTATATCAACAATAGCTTTTGAACCCTTGACAACTACTTCATTAAGAGAAGTGTTGTTGTCAAGATTTATGAGAAGTGCTTCTGTTGTTGGTGTTTTAGTATACTTAAAGAAGTAATCCTGTATTTCTGAAAATACAGTCTTTTCATCACTTTCGGTGAAATACTCCGATTTTAAAAAAGGAATTACCTTCCGTGTAAACTGTTCACTCTGAATTAGATTCTTGAGTATCGTCTGTTCTAATCTCTGTTCCATAACTAAAATATTTGTTTGCTGCCTCTTCTAACTGTTTCATAATTTCTTCTGTGAAATACTTCTCAGGATTATTATTAATGGTCTTACCAAATTCTGTTTTACCATTTGGAAGTTCAACCCTTGTTGAAGACTTTTTAAAGATGTCAAATGCAAGTGCCATTTCTAATAGACCGTAATATCTATCAAGTCCTTTGTCATAAGTTAATCTGACATCGACTATTCTATTCTCTACGGTTAATCTAGATTTTGCGTTCTTGCAATGGATAATGTTTCCAATGACCTGTGTTCCTTCTTTCTCTTTTTTCTTGGATAGATAGATTATAGATGAAGCTGCATACTTCAATCCACTACCACCACCCATTTCTTTCTGAGGGAACATAGAACCTATCACATCGTATGTGTGATTAGTTACAATCATAGGAATTTTTGCACGACCAAGTTTTAATGTAAGGACTCTAAATGTTCCTTTAACGATTTGTGCCCGAGTCATATCTCTAGTTTCTTTACCCGCTGCTGTATCTTCAATCTCTTTGGTTGTAGATAACATACCAAGTGAATCTATTACAAACATCATAGGTGGTCTTTTAGACTCTTCTGTTTCTAGATATTTGTCTAAGATATTTAATGCTTGATTACGGAACTCTTGAACAGTGACTACTGGAAGAATTACGACTCGTTTAGAATCAATACCTCTTGATTCAATCATATCTTTTGATAATGCTGATTCACTCTCAAAGTAAATAACTGCGGCTTTGGGATTATCGGCAAGGAATTTTTGACACACTCCTAATGCAAAGAATGTTTTCCCTGTTGCAGATTCCCCTGCGAGTGCTGTGATTTTGTTGGATGGTAGTCCACCGTATAGTGAACCACTTAGAAGTGCATTGAAAATGTATGATCCAGTATCAATAAATGAATCTACATCCCCTGCTGCTACTCCTTCGGAAACGAGACTTGCATATTCGTTACCGCTGGATTTGATTAAGTCTTTTATAAATGACATATAACACCTCTCATAATGTATACTACTATTATAGTATATAAAGTGGGTTTTGACTAGAGGGTTTTATTTTTTTCTTTTGATTTACCGTTGCCGGCCATTGGCTCTTGATGGTCGATCCATCTTTCTTCAATCATAGTCTTAATTGCTTTTATCTGAACTTCCATACACAAGAGACATGCAAAAATTATTCCAATTAAAAAGATGTATACTACATCCATTGCTACAATTTCCATTATCCTATACCCTGTTTCTTTAGCAACTTCCTATTTTTTAAATGACCTTTTTTAATATCATCTTTACTTTGACCATGATAGGGAACTGCATGATGTGCTTCGATAGCCATATCGTTCCAACATTCTGTCTTAGCAGGATCGTATAGATTACCCAAGATTCTACCAAATTTGCCTTTTGCAGAACTCTCAACTAATATATAATCGTGTTTTGCTACCCACTCTTTAAGATATTCCTTCGCTAAAAGACCATATTTCTTTTCTACTTTGTCTCTTGTTCTACTCTCAGGCGTATCGATGCCCATGAGTCTTACTCGTCCTTTTTGAAAGAAGTTGAAGCCTAGGTCTAACATCACATCAATGGTGTCGCCATCAACGACTCTTAATACTTTTGCTTTATATATAAATGGGTTCATAACATACTCAATTCTATTTATTGAAAAAATGAATCTAAGCTCGCGACAGGTTCAACATTCCAATTTATTGCAAATTGGTTTGTTCCAGTAACATACTCTATAAATTCATTTTCCGAACCACCCATCAAGAACAATGTATTCCAATTAGTAGTCCCATCTTTATTAAGACGATACCAGTGATTTATATTTCTATCCTCTCTATATTTCTTCATAGAATGATTATCAGTATTCCATGCGTTTTTAACAGACCAGTGAACACCCTCTACGATATAGTCAACACCTTCGGGTCTGAGTGAATCTCGGCCAACGAAAACTATATTATCCGTCAATTTAGTATTGATGTAGTCCTCTAGTAGTTTTCCGACATTTTGTTGGAAATTTCTAACTCTTTTAGAGGTATCTATCTCATCTTTGGTGAATACTATTTCAACTAAATTATCCAAAGAAACTGTCCAATGATGCAACTGGTTCAACATTCCAATTTATTAAATTGATAACAGCTTTCAATGGTTCAATAAAGGCCTTATCAAACTGTTTATCGTAATCGATAAATCGTTTTAAATCTAATTCGTGTGGTAAAACACTCATAAAT